TGGGCTTCTTGGTTTAAAACCATTATTAAAACAAAGAGCAGGAAACAATTCTGTAATAGTAGAATTGACCGTTGTTTGTTGTCCACCAGTTAAGTAAGAAATTGCCATTCAAGTTCCTTGTAATAGTGTATTTATGCTAACACAATTACCGTATTATGTCAAGTTCTTTGCCAGATGTCCAAACTTCGATATCCGTTCTTAATCTATTCTCTGCTTGTAATGATTCAAACCTTGTAGTTGCCTTGCGTTTCCACCAGTCTATAATCGTTTCCAGATGGTGTTTATCATAGTTTTCTTTATCAGGAATGAGTTTATCCGTTCTACCCATAACAACATCTGTAAAATTGGAGAACCCATAATTTGAAGCATAATACCTTTTCTTTTCTGTAAGGTTTAAGGCATTAGTAATGGTCGCCATAAACTTCTCATATTCAGGCTCATTTTTGAGTGCCTGTTTAGTGAGTGATATAATCTTATTAGATATCTTAAGCTTACGGGAAGAGGCGTCAGCAGGCACGAATTCACCAAGAATATTTTCAACATAATTCTTAATGTCATCATATGGTTTGCCGTGCATCATTGGCAGAAATAGTGAATCTGTGAGGCCTTTAAATCTTAAATAAGGTTTCATACCATCATACTGTGATGATGATTTAGATGAACCATATAAACTGGTTGTCTCAAATAAACAAGTATTCATATCATACTTGGCATTTAATTTTTCACGAACCCAATGAGAACAACAGATAGCTGCCAGCAATTTACCACCAAGATAATTAAATCCAAATGGTTGTGCTGGCACTATCACAAACCCCATAATTGAGGTTTGGTTGAAAGACTTGGCGGATGAAGGAGTTTGTGAAAAAACACCACCAAGCATTTCATTACGAGGTTTCATATTGATTACTGGAGAACCAAGACGAATAAAACCAACCCATTTACCAGTATTCTTTTCGAGGACTGCCAATCTTAAACATCTACCTGGAATGCTAGTCATATTAGAATGAGAAGAAATCATATTCAAATAGATATCCCAATTATCTTGTGGTAATTCCACAAGTTCAAAGTCCATATCATTAGGATGTATGGTAAAATCAGAAAACAAATCTTCTTCTGGTCCCATACCTGGTAACACAGTAGGCCTATTTGCTAATGAGTTTAATTTTTGGTCTCGAATGTAATCATCGATTCTTTGAAACCTATCAAAGTAATCAGAAAAAACATTAGCACAATAAAGGCCTTGTTCTTTGGTAAGTTCCATTAAACTTTAAACCCTTCAAAGTTATTAAATTTACTTTCTCGGTTACCAAAACTATTTAATGGTTTATCATCAACTTGCCCTGTGTCAGCAATTTCTGCTTGAGCTGATGGTTCAGCATCATATAGTTTCATTTTAGAACGGTCAATACCGATGACAAAGCGTTTGTAATAACTTGGGTCTGAATATCGATTCTTCAATTGTTTTACCAATATTTGATTTAATGAATCTAATTCTTCATTAGAAATTAAAGCAAACATAAAGTCAGCAGTTGCTGGTAATCCGAATGATTCGGATGTATCTTCAAGACCTGGATCGGAGTTTGAGAATCCAGACCTTGTAGTTTGAGTGGCAGAAACAATTGGTACTTCAGCTTCGACAGCCAGACCTCTTAATTCTTCGGCGATAGATTTAATATATGAATAAGTATTCACATTACCGCCTGGTTTAATACGAGCAGAGCAACAGATATTAAGGTAATCAACAAATATAATCTGTGGTTTAAAACTCTTTTTAAGTTGAAGTTCATTTAATAAAGCACGGAAATGTAATACCGAAGCCGCAGCTGTTGGATATTCTTTGATGATTAACTTACCTTGTGTTTTATTTTTTAATGTTTCAAACTTTCTTTCATAATCATTTTTAGTCATTGTATGTAATTCATTAAGACTAACATTTAAAAGATTAGCATCAATTCTTTCTGCAATCTTTTCTTCAGCCATTTCCATGGTAATATACAGAACATTTAAACCTTGAGATACTGCGGCTGCAGCTTGATGACACATAAACAAAGACTTACCGACACCGGTACCAGCCAAGATAATATTGAGTGTTTTATTTGGCAGACCACCTTTGGTAATCTTATTGAATAAATCTAGGTCAAAGCGAACACGGGATTCTACGGCATGATATGATTCATAACGAGCATCTGAATCTTGAATGTAATCATGGCCAACATTTTTATCGAATGAAACACCAAGAGCATCACTTAATAATTTTGGTATTTCACCTTTGGCTTTATTTTGAACACGATTGTCCAGAATCGATACTGATTCCATAATTGCATTATAGATGGCTTTATCTTGGCAAAACTTTTCAGTTTGCTCAATAAGCCATTGTGTTTCAGTTGGTTCATCTTTTGCTTGATTAATTTCTTTAAGAAGTTCAATAGCACCAGACACTTCTGATTCAGTAAGTGTTTTCTTTTCGGTAAAATTAATTACCAAAGCTTCATGTGTTGGTGGGTTCTTATACTTGTTGATGAATTCAACAACTTCTTTGAATATTAATTTTTCGGTGTTATCTGAAAAATAATCAGCTCGAATAAATGGAACTACTTTTCGAATGTAATTTTCATTGTATATCAGGTTCTTGAGAATCGTCTGTTCTAGTCTGTTCATTATATTTGTTCGTCATTATTAATTCGGTTAAGATATCACCCATAATGGTATGCAATTCCTCGTCTTTTGTCAAGTCATCGATATCATGTTCACCTGGATGGACTATGGTGAAGCCAAACTGTAATTTTGCCAACTCACCTTCTTGGACTACTCTTGCTTTTTGATAATGGTAAAGAACTCCTTTGTAATTTCCTGTAAGGAGTTCGATACCAGTCAAATCAGAATCTTTGAAATCGACAAATTTATAGTCGATGTCTTCTTTATACTTCTTCATCTTCGGTTGATTCCACGGTAGGAGATATGTTATCCTCTCCCATAATGTTGCTATAGGCAATTTCATATTTTTTCTTTACATACTCTTTAAAGTCGTTATCATTAAGTAAATCTTTCCAGAATTCGTCTGTCTGTGTAGCATCAAAACGGACTCGGTCACCAATTTCACCAGTCTTACGGTCAATCTTTGCATACCAACCAGGACTTGGTTTAGAAATAAAATTACCTTCGATAGCAATATCAACAAGGCCAGAATATTTCTGAATACCGCCGTCAAATGAAACGGCAATAGGTATCTTTGCTTTTTCTTTAGTGTATCTTGATTTTTCAACATTGATAATAAAGTTATAACCAACAATCTCGGTGCCATCTTTTTCTTGTTGACGACCAATGATGTAAATATTATCAGCAGAATAATAAGAACCTGTGCCACCACCAACAATATCTTTAGGGAACATACCGATTTCTTTGTAAGTATGGTTAACTACAACCATCGGAATATCTTTAAGGTTTAAATGTGGTGTGACCATACGGAATAAACTCTTAACTTGTTTAGCACGAGACATATCAGCTACTGATTTGCCATCAAGAGCATCTTCAACTTCTTTTTTGGATGCCAAGTTACCGATTGAATCAAGGATAATAATAAGTTTATCGCCTCGTTGAACATCTTGAAGCTGTTGCATGATATCAAACTTGAGTTCTTCAATATTTGTGAGTGGTGTATGTAATACTCTCTCCATATCAATTTCAAATGTTTCAAAATATTTAATTGGAGTTCCAAACTCTGAATCATAGAATAATAAAACAGCATCTTTATATTTGTCCATGTAAGATTTTGCCATAAGCAAACTAAATGCGGTTTTAAAGTGTTTTGATGGGCCTGCCCACATTGTGAGACCTGGTGTTAACCCGCCATCTAATCGACCGGATAATGCCACATTAATCATTGGCACTTCGGTTGTAATCATATCTTTTTCGTTGAAGAATTTCGATTTAGAAAGAACAGAGCTTTCTTTGATTGTCGAATTCTTTTTTAATTTATCTAAAATACTCATGCAAACTCCTCATTTGTTTATATCGTATTATACAGTTATATCGTGTGTATGTCAAGTGTTTTATTAATATTTACCGTTATGGGTTACTCTTATGGTGAGGCACATCAAATACAAATGTGACACGGGTGCAATCACCAATATTATGTGTGCCGTGCATTAGTTTATTATTAAACCAAAGTAATGTACCTGGTTCAACATCAACAGATTCACCGCCTACTGTATATCTATATCGGCCTAATATGGATAAGTGATATCTATCTTTAGTTAAGTAGTATTTGCCTTCATCGATATGTTGACCAACTTCGCCACCAACTTCTAATGATAAAAATCCACATCGGCAAAATTTATGAAAGTTTCTTTTTAGAAACCGAACTATTTCGGTATGGTGATTATATGCTTCAGTAGGAATAGAAATTTCGGTATCACCAACAAATTCTTTTGCGTCATTTACTCCACCCATAATTAATTGTAATACACCAATTGGTATGTCATCAAAGCCACGGTCTAATAATGTTTGAGCACCTTCAATTTTTCTTTGTGCTTGCCAATCATCTTTAAACTCCTGTAATTGTTTTACAATCTTTGAGACATTGATGCCTGTTTTAATAATGCGAATATTATCCAAAGAAACCCTCCAATGAATTTTTCTTTTCAATTGACCAATCCATACAATCTAATACCACTTTAATTGGTTCAATGAAAGCCTTTTCAAACTGTGTATCATAATCAATGTATTCATCGATACCAAATTCTTTTGGTAATCTACCAGGATATGAAATGACCATATCTTTAAATGGGTTAGGTTGTTTAAGATAAGTGAATTTTAATTTCTCACCATCTTGTATTTTAGGATACTTCTTTTCAAGTCCCATTTGTTTGAGATAATGATTGTATAGAATAGCACCCTTTACATGAATAGGTGTTCCCTTTTTATACATCGTAATCGAATCTGAATATTCTTTGAGACCATTAAGTCCTCTTGGGAAAGAAATATCTTCTGGTGGTAATTTCTTAAATGTTAATCGGAAGTCTTCAATGAAATTATGAATATCTTCTTCGGTGCCACGCATCATAATCGTAATGGCTTCTTTCATCTTTTGGCGAATGGCAGCTGGAGTTGAAGACTTAATCATTTCAAGTCCCATAACTTTCATCTGTGGTTCGTTGTATTGAACACCTTCGTTATTATACACATTCAGAATATATCTTTTCTTGGCAGTCCAAATACCTTTATCAGATAATGCCTCTCGTTTCATTTGCATTTTTTGTGCATAGGCATTTACATATGTAGCCAATTCTTCGTAACTTTGGTCGATATATGGTTGAATCTTATCTTCACATACTTTGTCCATGAATTTTATTACTTCAGCTGGCGTCTTATCACCAGTATAAACTTTATTCACCAATGGTCCCAAGCGTAGATAGATTGAATCGGTATCAGAAGCAATTACATAATCTTCTGTAGTCTTCAATAGTTTATTCATGTATTCATTAAGTTTCTTTTCAATCCAACGAATACTTAATTGACCGGCTAATGTAACAGCAAGTGCCATTCTTAAATCATAGAAACGGAAGTATTGAGAACCTAGGGCACCATAAGCTGAATTGAGTGAAACCTTTTTTGCTAACTGGAGATTTTCATATCTAGCCACAAGATTTTTAATTTCTTTTCTTTTACTTGGGTCTTTTTCATTCTCATAATCTTGTTTGGACTTAAGCATCAACTTCTTAAACTTACTTCGGTCATTATACATTTCTTCCAACATCTGTGGTAAGAAACCTTTCTTATCAGTTCGGAAGAATTGGCCATTTGGAGTAAGTGTTACATTTTTAAGTTTTGATAAGTCAATTTGTTTATCAATCATTTTATCAACTGTTATTCCACCCATAATGATATTACGCATCTCAGGAGAATAATTCATTGGTTCAACCAAAGTTTCGGGTGAGATATTAAATTGCATCATCAAATGTGGATAAAGTGAATTCAAATCGAATGATGCTACCCAATCATGTTTACCAACTTGTGGGTCTTTAACATATGCGCCTTCAAAGGCAGAATCTTTTTGTTTAACAATCTTTGGCGGAACAACAATCTTTTTCTCAAGGAGATAATTATAGATAATAGCATCCCACATTCTAGTCTGTGCAAAGATGTCTTCATAGTTTGTCTTTGTATCATAAGCCAAAGTTAAACCAAGTTCAATGAGTTTAAGTTTGTTTTCAAGTTTAAAGATTAGTTCCACATCTTTGATATTATACTCAATAAACTTTTGGTAGTTTTGTCGATACAAAGCATGGAGGTTATCATATTCATCATATGATATTTTACCTTCACCAAGTTCAACTTGAGCAATATTATCTAAACGATATGATTCTTGTGATTTACCACCTGGTGCATACCATCGGTATAACTCAATGTAATCAAGGAAAGATACACCAAGAAATTCATAGGCAATCAATTCACGGCCATTGATAACTGTTTTACGATTATTAATTACATTCCATGGAGATAGTTTTTTTGTTTCTTCTTCACCAAGGAGTTTATTGAATCTATTTACAAGGTATGGTATATCAAAAAATTTAATATTCCAACCAGAGAGAACATCGGGACAATTATCTTGCCAGAATTGTAAGAATTTTTTACAGAGTTGAATCTCATCACCACACTTGATATATTTTTCGGTGCCTTGAAGTTGATATTCACCACAACCAAAAACAACCATATCACCATTCATATATTTGATAGCAATAGCTGTCACAGGTTCATTAGCAAGGTATGGGTCTGGGAATCCATTTTCAGAACCAACTTCGATATCAATAACAGCAATTGAAATGTTTTCAATATTCCAATCAATCATTCCTTTTTGCTCATCAGCAATAAAAGCATATTGATAGTTGGTGTTTCCGTAGATTTTAAAGTTTGCAACTTCTTCATATCGTTTAGCAAAGTCTCTAGCCTCACGAATAGATTCAAACTTCATTGGCTCAAGGTATTCACCATCGAGTGTTTTGAATTCAGTTTGTTTTTTGGATGGAAGAAATAAAGTAGGAGTATAAGGAACTTTAGTCTTTAAACGCCTACCATTATTAACACCACGATAGAGGATATTGTTACCAAATGTGGCAACATTAGTGTAGAATTTTGTCATTCAAGGAGTATATCAGATTTTTGGAATAACAGAGGCAATTTCAATGCCTACACCAAACATCTTATTATACTGATTTTCTAATTCACGAACAGGTGTTGTAACCGCAAGGACATTATCCATAGAAATAGTAATACCCTTTTTAAATTCTTCAGCAAATTCTAAAAATGGTGCAAAACCCATTACCGGGCCTTCTTTAGTTGGTTGAACAATCACTTGAACGGGTTGTTTAATAACCACTTCATTATCTTTGGTGCAATCTAATTCACCAATGAGTGTCTGTGTTGATTTAAGTGTAATTAATTTAATTGACATTACTCTACTCCTACCATAATATTTCCAGGTAAAACACCGATGGTTACCCAGCGTTTTGGAAATAACATTTCACGGCCACGAAATTCATTCATTTCACGGGTTGGGTCTTGAACCCATCCTAAAATTTCAACCATGTTATCATATTCCCGGAGATATAAATCATAACGGTCTGCACGGGGCATTTTGTGTTCGATTGCTAACTTCTTAGCTAATTCACGAGTGTTCATTATTTTCTTTCTTCAAAATCATAAAAAAAATCATTGTTGATTCT